TTTGTAGTGTGGACTCTCTTGGTTGGTTATATAAAGAAACAGATGAGTTTGTTGTTATATTAGCTGATAAAGATACTCACGATGAGGATGACTTATTTGGTAGATCACAAGTCATCCCTAAAGGAGTTATAAAAGATATTAAATATTTAAGTTAATTACCTATATATCGTTGATTACTTGATCCATGAACACCCTTGTTCAGAGATACATTATTTCCTGCATTCTTTCCTAGTCCACTTGCAGATGTGTTAGACCGGCTTGATCTTGATGACCTTAGAGTGACACCCTTATTTTTTAACCATTGATTAATTAATTGCCCTTTAACAATTACTAAATCTTTTCCGGTTTCTAAATTTTGCTTTTTCTTTTCTTGATATGTTTTCCAAGCATTATCTTTTGCCATTGTCTTTAATCTTTCTCCAATTTGATATGACATGGCTTGAGCAAATCCATTAACAAGTGATATTTTTCTTTCAGAGTTTTTATAAACATTACCTTTTTTAAATTTTACAATTTCATTATCGATTGCTTTCTGCACAACATAAACTAAATATTTAGCTTGTTCCACATCGGCATCAAATCCTGTGATGGCTAATTTAAAAATTTTCTTTGTATTATAATTATCATCGATAATTCGATCTGTTGTGCAGTAAAGTTTAACACCACAGATAGCCTCTATTCCTTCATAAGCAAAAACAACCGGATGGTGGCTTCTTCCGAAAGCATTAGAAAATTCGTAAAAAAGCCTTTTTATATCGTCAGTGTCAAAATTTATTTGATCTTCTTTAATACGATATGTCTGCATTAAGTCTGATATTTTTTGTGCAGAAATCATGGCTTCATTTTGAGAGCAACCATTATCAGTTGTTCTTTGCTGCAATTTTCTAATTTTATCAATTATGTTTTTAATATCCTCGTTCATTATTGAGCCACCCTTCTTTTAAAATGTCCAATAAAAAAACCATTTTGATAATGAAAATCAAAAGAAGTAAAACCATTGTTCTCTAGCTTTGCTACTTTGTTTTCATATTTATTCATACCTGTTACTGTTCTATGGTCAGCCATAAGATAAACTGTACCCTCAACAGATTTTAAAAAGTTTTTGTTAAGATTAACTTCATTCAATAAATCAACTTTATATTTACTTCTACCTTCGTTCATAGTTTCAACCATCATACTATCTCCATTGTTAAAAGTGGTCGTAATGAGAGCAGGGTGGGTCAGAAAATGGTCGTAAATAGTTGCATTTTCTTTCCTACCCTTGTTAAAAATTTCCCAATTTTTCTTGTTATTTCTCATTATTTCTTTAATACTACCTTATGACACCTAGTATATCAAGAAAAAAGTATACCTAATTTACCCTAGAAATCAGCCATTTTTTAATTTTTTTTTATAGAGTGGTCACAAAATGGTCAGAAAATATTTTATTCTGGCAATCCATTAATCATTTTTTCTACTTCATCTTGATTAGTATGAACATAACCAAGTGCCACTTTAGAACTTTTCCAACCAACAGCAGTCATTAAACCTTGTAGTGAATTTTTTTGTCCTAACCAACTTGCGTGAGTATGTCTACAAGCATGACGATTTTTATATGTAACTCCTGCTTGTTGGCACATAGTCCACCACCTAGTAGGAATTCCAGATGGATTATTTTGTCTATCATGCAAATCATTCCATTCAAATAATTTATCTTCTCTGAAATTTATTCTATCCAGGTATTTTCTTATCTTAGGATGTATTGGTTTTGTTATCCATTCTTGCGTTTTGAACATCCAAATATTAAATTTATTTTTTTCTAAATCAATCATTGGTCTATCGTTTAATGGATTTTTTTCTATCCAACTCATGTTCAGAGCTTCTGATATCCGGCAACCAACATAAATTAAAAACAAGAATAAAAATTTAATATGCTCGTCAGTACATTTTTCTTCTATTGCTCGTACATCAGCTAAACTAAATATTTCTTTTTGTCTTGCTCTTGCATTTAATACTTCAAAGTTCTCAATCGTTGGATCATTACACCAACCTTGTTTTGCTCCATAGTGCAGCACTTTTGATATAGGTAATACAAAGCCAGTATTTGCCGTATTATTTTTTGCTGATGCTAACTGTCGTTCTGCATAACTGAGATCTCTTAGTTTTTTACCCTTCCATTGTTTTAAAACTGGATACATTTCGTAGGCTTTTCTGAATATTAAATCATCGTTAAATTCTTTTAACTCAAAATCGCCAACCATTTTTCTTACTCTGTTAAATATTGACATTCTTTTAGATGATGGGCAATGTTTAGGATTGTCCAGCATTTTATCAAAGCATTCTCCCCATGTCATATTATGGGTAGATAAAATAGAATTTTTTATTTCTTCTTGTCTGTTCTCACAAATCCAAGTAGCTTCTGATTTACTTGTCGTACCAGTAGACTCTTTATGAACTGTAATTATTTGTCTGCCGACTCTGACAGTACCTCTAATTTGCCAGAACTTGCTTTCTTTTCTTTTGAATAGGGTAAGCATAATTGTTTAATCTCCTCAATGTCATTGTAGGTAAAAAACTGCTTTTTACCTATATAACGAGATAAACAAGAAATATTGGGATACTGTATAAATAATTCATTCAATCTCGTTTGTAAAGTCCTAGTTGATATTCCAAACAAATTAGCCAAATCTTTACGATAATATACTGGCTCTAGTGGTTTTCTCTCTGCTGACATTAGTATTCTCCTCTCACGATATCTTGGTTTTCTTCTTCGTTTCTGGCTTCATTTAAAATTTTTTTTCTATAATTATCTAGTTCTTTGCGTTCATCTAGTGTTGTTGTACTTTTTGGATGAAACAAAGCAGTATTTTCTGGTAATCGTTTAAGATGTAGCTTCTCTTCTATTTCCTTGTATTTCTCTTCATCTTTTCGTTGATGTCCAACTTTAAGCATTTGGTAGAATTTATTAGCGACACAAAGATCATGGCTATTATCCGTAAAAACGACTGCCCAAAGACGTACTTCTGTTCCAGATGGTGTGTTAGCTGTCCAACGTTTAAATTGGTACACAGTATTATTGTAACCTTTAGATAAATATTCTTCCATCTTAGCTTTACCAAGAATACGTTTATCTTCATCTTCAAAGTGCAACTCCCACAATGGTTGCTCAAACAATTCAGACTTAGGATTAGTTCCACCTTGATCTAATTGCACAATATTAATTATATTTTTAGACATTTAATAATTCCTTTTGCTTAGTATATTTCCAAAGTCTTTCAATTGGGTATAAATATTCTTGATGAACAGCCATACCATTGCCATTGAAAACTTTAGATTTTTTTTCAAACTCTTTTTTAGGAATAAAACCGACTACATTAAAAGTATCTTCATTTTTAGTTGCAGTAACAAGAACACTTACATCAGCTTTAAATGACTGAATACTTTTAAATAACAATACACCACTAGGATAAAATGTTGTTTTAACATCAACAGATAAATCATTTATCCATAAATCATAACCATCATCTATTCCTGCTACTCCAGGATTAAATGGTAAGTTAAATATTTTTGCTACAACAAATTCTCCTTTGTAGCCAAGTTTGTCTACATCATCGTCAGTTCTTTTGTTGTCTCTACGTTGATTTACAACACCTGCTGCTCTCGACAATTGCCAACGTAAACTTGCAAATTGATTTATTTCTGACATTTCTTTTTTTGATAACTTAACCATCATGGTTGTAATCCACCTAATTTCATTTCTGCTCTAGCTGTTGCATTGGCATCTGCCATAAGTTCTATTTTTGTTGTAATACGATCAAGTTGTGCAAACATTTCATCCATTAGTTTCTCAGCTTGTTCTAATTTACTATTAACTTCTGTTACTTCTGGATCTATTCTTGCTTTTGCTTTTGCATCTTCAACACTATGTTTTTCATTAGATAAAAAACGATAATGTAAATATCTTGCTTTTTCTTTTTCATCTTTAATTCTAGTAAGTTGATTGAATATTCTTTTAGCTTCTCTATAACTAACAATTGCTTTCATTTTTGTTTCAGCAATTGCATGAGGATCGTATTTATTAAAACTATTATCCATCCACTTCACTTTCCAATTTGTCGGCAATGTTTCGCAAATTAATTATCCTGGCTTTTGTATTAAACTCTTTGTTACTATGGCAGGTCTGATGACATTTTCGGCAAAGGCAAATGAGATTTTCGATGTAATTTTTTGCATCATTTTTACTACCACCCATTCCACGAGAAGATAAATGATGTATGTCAGTTCCCTCCCAACTATTACAAACAGCACATTGAAAAGTTTGTGCTATTGTTAATTCTGGCAACCAGAAATCATCATAAATTTTTATATGCTTTTTCATTTATATAATTTGTCTCCAATGCCCCAAATCATAATGGCAATAAAAATTAATACTGCTAATTGCAAAATATCTAAAACAATCTCAATCATTTTTGTTAATCATTTTGTTAATAGTTTCATTTGTTTCTGGGGTAACTTTTCCCAAATGATGCAATACGTTAGCATGAGTTTTATTAATAGAATCAGCTATTTGATAAACAGATTTACCAAGAACTTTATAAGCAATACTAATATATTCTTTTCTAGCTTTAACGTACTCTGCACTTTTGTTAATTCCTTCAAGATTTTTGATTTCTATTCCATATTTTTCACAAACTAAAAATTTTAATTTTTTCATGCTTGATATTTTTTTTACATGAAGAGGTTGAGACTCTTTAAAAATAGGATTTTCACAAATCTTTTTTAAAATCCTAACCTCTTCTTTTGTAAATTGTTCAAACATTAAAAAGGAATATCCTCTGCATCATTACCTTCTACTGCTGCATTACTCTTAGGTTTAAAATTATTTTCAACACAGTACCACTTGCCTTGTTTAGAAACTAAAACATCAATGTTAATCCATTCTTCATCTTTGTTTTCTAATTTCTTTTTGTACCAATTCGTAAATTGATCTTTCTTTATTGATAGCTGACATTTAACAAAATCAACTTTGCCTTCTTTAGGATATAGTCCTTCAACTAATTTTTTTTCTTCGGTCATACATCTCCTAGTTTCTTTTTCTTCTGGCTATTTTTTGGTTGTTCTAAAGCATCTAAATCATCTTGCTCTCCTGTGCTTAATTGGAACAGAGAACGCATAAATTGTTTTAGTGCATAA